ATTTGAAAAATTAAAAGATATTATGAAATATATGGGTTCTAAAAATCGGATAGTAAATGATATTCTACCGATTATGCTAAAAGAAAGAAAAGAAAATCAATGGTTTGTTGATATGTTTTGTGGTGGTTGCCACATTATTCAAAATGTTGATGGAAGAAGGATTGCAAACGATAAGAACAAATATCTTATTGCTATGTGGAAAGGGCTTCAAGAAAACAAGGAAAGACCAAAAACAATATCAAAAGAATTATACTCAAAAGCAAGAACTGAATACAACAACGGAACAAATATAGAGTTTGATGACTTTATGATTGGCTGGATTGGTTGGATGGGAAGTTACAACGGAAGATTCTTTGATGGTGGATATTCTGGACACGATGTAGGTAAAACACAAAGAAACTACATTGATGAACAAATTAGAAACACGGAATCACAAATAAATGACTTGAAAGAAGTAAAATTCTTTTCAAAAGATTATAAAGATTTTGAGTTTAAAGAACCTTGTTTGATTTATTGTGATATACCTTACAAGGACACAAAACAATATGCGACATCAAAAGATTTTAATCACGATAATTTCTTTGATTGGTGTAGAAAAATGAGCATACAAGGACATACTGTATTTGTGAGTGAATATCAAGCACCTAATGATTTTGAATGTATTTGGGAAAAAGAAATTACAAACAGTATGAATCAAACTAAAACATATAAACCGATTGAAAAATTATTTGTTTTAAAAGCGAGGGAAGAAAAAAAATAAATACGGTATGACACCACAAAACTTAAATCGGAGAACGAATGTAGCAATGGAGCATAACGGTTGGTGTATGAGAAGGTTTGCTTGTAGAAACTTTCAAATTACCACTGAACTATAATAGGTTATGTTTTATACACCTTGTTATGTGTAGGTGTGGTTAATTAAAGTAGAATGTTTAATCGGAGAACTAAACAAAAATTTTAAAAGAAAAAGAATGGGAAATTTTAATTCTTAATATTTATATATAAAGAAAAACAAATGAAAGATTTGAAACAATTTATTAAAACCACAATACGAGAGTTTTTAAATGAAAATTGGATTGATAAAAGATTTAACCAAAATCCTAAATTTTTATATCATTTAACTGGTGAAGATACTATTAACGATATTAAGAATAATGGATTACAGATTAAGTATTCTAAACAACATAAATTTGAAAATGGTATTTATTTAGCGGATAGTATTTATACAGCGAGTAATTATTCTTTTTTGGATGTTAATAGGGAAAATTATTATATAATTGAAATATCATTTAATAATTTAGATATTGAATATATGAAACCTGACGATTATGAAATGATTGATTTATTATATGAAGAATTTTTAGAGTATGAAGAATTATTAAATAGTATTGGAATTGAAAGTGAAAATGAAATATATGACAATATCAAACACATTTATAATTCATTAAATTATAAACATTCGTTATTTATATGTGGTCAATTATTATATACTAAGGATATTGAACCAAGTAAATTTTCAAGGATATTAACAAAACAGGAAACAAATAAATTTTTATTAAAAAAATAGTGCGTTGGGTTTTTCTTTTAAAATTTTAAACCGAAATGTTGATTAGAACGATGAACTGAACACTTACACATAACGTTTTGCGTATATGAGAAGTGGCACTTGTAGAATGTTGAAATTAAGCACTAATGTTTATGTGCCATTTCTTATATACGCTGTTATGCTCTCGTTGCGGATTTTTAGCAGTAAACTTAAATCGAAGCACAGAAGTAGTATTTATTTTTTTGTGCGTTGGCAAAAATTAATTTAAAAAATTAAAAAGAATTATGAAGTATATGGGTTCAAAAAATCGGATAGCAAATGAGATTATACCGATAATTATTAAAGATAGAAAAGAAGACCAATGGTTTGTTGAACCTTTTGTTGGTGGCTCAAATGTAATTGATAAAGTTAGTGGCAATAGACTTGCTTCCGACAATAATAAATATTTGATTGAATTATACCATAAACTTCAAAATGGATATAAACCGATTGACTTTATTAGTAGAGAAGATTATTACGATATTAAATTCAACAAAGATAAATACCCAATGGAAGTCGTGGCTTTGTGTGGAATTTTAGCATCATATAATGGGAATTGGTTTAGAGCGTATGGAGGTTATTCTGAAACAAAAACAGGTAAGGATAGAAATTACTACAAAGAGGGTGTAAATAATTTAATGAAACAACTACCAAATATATTAGATATTGAATATGTGTGTTGTGAATATGATGAATTAGTAATACCTGAAAAATCAATTATTTACTGCGACCCACCTTACCAAAATGTAGATAAAACATACAAAGAAAAACAATTTAATCATGATAATTTTTGGGAATGGTGTAGAAGCAAAACATTGGAAGGACATAGTGTTTTTGTTTCAGAATATAATGCACCCGATGATTTTGAAGTGATATGGGAAAAAGAATTACAGAAAACACACCCAAATCAAAAAAAGAAATCAACTGAAAAACTATTCGTTTTTAAAAGCGAGGGAAGAAAAAAATAAATACGATATGTTAGCACAAAACTTCAATCGGAGAACGAATGTAGCAATGGAGCATAACTATCATATATCAACACCTAGTAAAAAACCACTATAAAACAATGTTTTAAAGATGAAAAAAACAAATTACTACGAAATTTGTAATCAAAAATTGAAGTATTTAAATTATTCAGATAGAACAATTAAAACCTATCTTTTTTATATTAACCAGTTTTTAAATAATATTAAAATACCACCAACAAGATTAACATCAGGTGATTTTCAATCCTACTTGGATGATTATAATTTTAAATCAGTTTCACAACAAAACCAGGTTATTAACGCAATTAGGTTTTTATATAAATTCGGTCTAGATAAGAAATACGATAAAGTTTCATTTAAGAGACCAAGAAACGAAAAGAAATTACCAAAAGTTATTGATGGTGAGTTTATAAAAAACCAGCTTTTAAAAATTGAAAATATTAAACATAAATCATTATTAACTTTGACATATTCTGTAGGATTAAGAGTTTCAGAAGTTGTTAATTTAAAAATAGAAGATATTGACTCAAAGAGGATGTTGATACATATCAAAAACGCAAAAGGTAGAAAAGATAGGATTGTCCCACTATCTGAAACTGTATTGGATTTATTAAGAAATTATTTTAAACAATATAAACCAAAAGAATATTTATTCAACGGACAAAACTCATTAAAATATAGCCCAAATAGTTGTAATAAGATTGTTAAAAAATATTTAGGAGAAAAATATCATATACATCAATTAAGACATTCTTGTTTTACAAATTTGTTAGAATCTGGAGTTGATCTGAGAATTATCCAAAAAATTGCCGGTCACAATAATGTTAAAACCACCGAGATATACACTCACGTTTCAAATCAATTGTTATCAAAAATTAAATTACCTATATAATTTTTTGTTTAATTAAAAAATAATTCTTATATTTGTGGAATGAAAACAGAACTAACATATGAAGAAAGAATCGCATGGTTTGTTGAACATTACTACGAAAGTGGTATGGAATACCAAGGCCTTTTGGTTACAATGAAGGATGAGGATTTAGATAATTTTAAATGGTATAACGATACCATATCAATACCAAAATACAAAATAGAATCAAAATTTGGAACATATATAATGGAAACAAGAAGTAATACAAAAATAAGTACAGATAAACTCGGAGCGTTTATTGAACGACTTAAAAAAATAGGAATTGATGTAAAACTATCAGGAAACTTTCCCTGGATTTATCTTGATGAAATCAATGGTATTAGAGTAACCGAAAGGTTTTCCGGAAATCACGGATTCACTGTGATGTTTCTTCCAGGAAGAAACGACTCACCACCATCTGAATTTACAGATATTAAAGAAATTTTTAACCTTTTGAGAAAATACACAAGAGAAGGTGCGATAGTTAAAATGATGAAAGACGACGAAAAAGACGGATTATATGAAAAATAAATTATTTTTGGATGATTTTGTTTAAATAGTGTTTTTACGGGTATTTATATATAAAATATAAGATATGCCGTATAAAAAAATAACTGGAATTTATAAAATAATTAACACTAAAAATAATAAAGTTTATGTCGGAAGTGCATTAAGTGTTTTTAGTAGATTAAATACTCATAAAAATTTATTAAATAAAAAAAAACATTTTAATTCACATTTACAAAAAAGTTGGGAAAAATACGGATTAGAAAATTTTATCTTTGAAATTATTGAAGAATGTGATGTTAATTTATTACAAGAAAGAGAAGAATATTATATAAAACATTACCAAGCTAATAATAATAAATTTGGTTATAATAAAAGAATTGATTGTAAAACAAATTTAGGTATAAAATATTCCGATGAACATAGGAAAAAATTAAGTTTAGCCCATATGGGCATTAAAAGAACGGAAGACGCACATAAAAAAATAGTTCAGTCACAGTATAAAAAAGTATATAAATATGATTTAGATGGGAACTTTTTAATGGGATATGATTCGGTACAAATTGCAGGAAAAGAGTGTGATGCACATCCGGCGAATATTAGTATGTGTGCGAGAGGTGTAATAAAAAAAACTAAAAATTTTATTTGGTCTTATAAAAAAGTTGATAAAATAAATATAATTAAAAAAAGAGTATTACAATTTAGTAAAAATGGTGAATTTATAAAAGAATGGGATAGTGCTATGTGTGCGGTTAAATTTTATAAGTGTGTGTGGATATATAATTGTTTGAAACATAATGATAAACATTGCGCAGGATTTAAGTGGAAATATAAATAAAAATATAATATAATGAGTAAGTGTTTTTTAGATGACATCAGAATACCAAAGGACGCAATAGGTTTGGTTCCTGATAAACATAATAAATTTTATTGGGAAAATGATTGGGATGTTGTAAGAAACTACGATGAATTTGTGCAATACATTGAAGTTAATGGTGTTCCGAAGTTTGTATCATTTGATCACGACCTTGGCGATACCGCAATGGATGAATATTTTAGAAATGTTGCAACCAATGGAACTTTGGATTACGATAACATAAAAGAAAAAACTGGTCTTGACTGTGCAAAGTTTCTTGTGGAATATTGTGCAGATGAAAACCAACCATTACCGGAATACTTGGTTCATAGTGCAAATCCAGTCGGAAAAAGAAATATTGAAGGATTTTTAGAAAACGCAAAAAAACATTTAAATATATAAATTATGGACTTA